ATAAATAAGGGCCGAACTAATCATTCAGATATAGTAAAAAGTCTAATTATTGGATAATCCGCAGCGAAGCTTCCAGAACGGAAGAATGTTCAGAGACTAAACAGGGGGCATTTTTATAAATTAAATTTGGATACAACCATCTTTTTTATTATATTTGTATATAATTTTTAAACTATTATATATGAAATTAAATAAAAAAGATCGTCAAAAATGTGGAATTTATTGTATAAAAAATATAATAAATTCTAAAGTTTATGTAGGTAAAGCAAAAGACATTTATAATAGAATTAGAGAGCATATTACTCTTTTACGAAAGAAAAGTAAAAATGAAAATCGGCACTTAATTAACGCTTGATTTAAATATGGAGAAGATGCTTTTGAATATTTTGTTATAGAAGAATTAGAATTCAATGAAGAAACTTTAAAAATTAGAGAATTATATTGAATAGACGATTATAAATCTACAGATCGTCAATTTGGTTATAATTTACGAAGAGACTCTTCAACCAAAATGTTTGTTCATGAAGAAACGAAACGGTTATTATCTAAAATAAATCAAGGAGAAAATAATCCTAATTTTAGAAATCATTGATCTAAAGAAAAGAAAAAAGAAATGTCTGAGCTTAAAAAAGAACAATATAAAAACAAGGAGGTTTCGATAAATGTTGAAGCTTGTAAGAAAGGTTCTAAAATTCGAAATGCAAATTGAGAAAAAGATCCTACATTAAAAGAAAAAATGAAAAAACGAGTTAGTGAATCAACTACCGAATATAAATTTTATCAATATGATAAAATAACTGAAGAACTAATAAAAGTTTGAGATAGTGTTCACGACATTCTTGTTGCAAATCCAAATTGAAAAAGACACAATATTTATGCTGCATGTAGTGGTGAAAAACCATCTATTTATGGTTATAAATGAAAGAAAATAAAAAATGAAGATATAGTCCAGCCATAAGAGAAATTTTATGGGTTAAGCAATGTATCCGAGTATTATTCTAGAACACAAAGTATATCCTCAACATTTAGGAGAGTCTTTTCTTAAAGTATACAGTAAAATTAGAAGTGATAGAGTTGCAGCTAAAAAAGCTGGCAATAAAATCGTTGATGCTACCTTAAAATTAAGTTTAAATGGTTTATCTGGCAACTTACAAAGTCCTTTTAGTTGGTGTTATGATCCAAAAGCCGTTTTAACTATTCGAATTAATGGTCAATTAATGCTGTTAATGTTAGCAGAAGCTTTTAATGAAGCTGGTGCTAGAATAATACAGTCTAATACAGATGGTGTTTTTATCAAATATAAGAAATCATTAGAACCAAAAATTCTAGAAATTTGCAAAGATTGAGAAAAACGTACAAAATTAGGTCTTGAAGCAGACTATTTTGAATCATTTTTTCAATATGCAATCAATGATTATATTGGTGTGAAAAAAGGATATTCTGAAACAAAAAATCCAGATTTAGTAAAGAAAAAAGGTATGTTTATTGATAAAGTATCTTTAGGTAAAGGTATGGCTCCAATGATCATTCCTGAAGCACTTAATCGTTATTTTGTTGATAATATTCCAGTTGAAAAAACATTGTCGGAATGTAAAGATATTCTTAAATTTTGCACATATCAAAAAGTAAATAAAAAGTTCCAAGTATTATATGGTGGGCAACCAGTAAGACATATTAATAGATATTATATGTCTACTAACGGTAAGGAACTTACTAAAAAGGATCCGGAAGATACATCTGGAAGAAAACCAACAGCACTTTGTGCAGGTTCAGTTGTAACAATTTATAACACTTTTGACGATATTCCAATAGAAAAACGAAATGTAAACTATACATATTATCGAAAGGAAATATATAAAATAATAAACGCACTTGAATCAAAACAATTAACATTATTTTAAATGAAGTTAAATATAAAGTTATTAAAAGATTTGTATATGATCGACCATCCTAGTGGATCGGAACAGCAAATGATTACTTTTATTTTGAATTATTGTAAAAATATTCCAAATATTGTTTTTGAATTAGATCATTACAATAACCTATTTATTACTAAAAATACAAACAATCCTGAAACATACGCTTGTCTTTTGGCGCATACTGACCAAATAAAAACAAATAAAGGTTCGTATAGAATATATGAATCTGATGGAGTTCTTTATGGTCTTCATAAGTTAGATGGCAGTAGATGCGGATTAGGTTGTGACGATTCCAATGGAATTTGTGTTGCATTGCAAATGCTTGAAGAACTCCCTGATCTTAAAGTAATTTTTACAACAGAAGAAGAACTTGGAGCAAAGGGTGCTACAGAAGCATGTTTTAATACAGATTTCTTGTATAACGTTCGATATTTTCTACAAGCTGACAGACGAGGTTCCTCTGATTTAATAACACATACTAATGGCATAGATGTAATTACAGAAGAATTTCTTGCAGATTTGAAACCACTAATGAAAAAGTATGGATACTCTGAAAATATAGGAACATATACTGATGTTGGCGAATTAGTCGAAAATACTAGAATATGCGGAGTAAATATATCTTGCGGTTATTATTCAGAACATACCGCAAAGGAACATTGTAAAATATCAGAATTAGAAAATTGTTTAAATTTTATTTATGAAATTCTAACAACTTTAACTTCTGACAAGCAATATCACATTGAAATAACAAATAGATACTCTTCTAACTATAATTATTATTGGGATTATGAACCACATCCTTATAACGTAGAGGGAGAATATCCATCTGAATTTGATAGATCAGATGTTTCTAGCGATTTACCTTGTGACAAGTGTAGAGACATGGATTGTATGCACTGTAAACACTTAAATGATTACTAGAACTCAACGACAAAAAATATGTGTTAAAAATTGAATTAATACAAACGGTCGTGCCACAGTAGTTGCGGCTACAGGATTTGGCAAAACTATGGTCGCAATTATTACTATTAAACATCTCTTAAAAGTAAATCCAGATGCGAAAATATTAATAAGTGTTCCAACAGATGTTTTAAAAAAACAATGATTTAAAGAATTAGTTAAATTTAATCTTTTAACAAATTGTTGTGTAGAAATTATTAATACTATTGTAAAAACAGATCATACAGTAGATTTATTAGTTTGTGATGAGGTTCACTTAACTCCAACTAATACTTTTCAAAAAATTTTTACAAGCGTCGATTATACTTATTTTCTTGGTTTAACTGGAACACTAGAACGTTTGGATGGTAAAGAGTTTCTTATTGAACAATACGCACCAGTATGTGATAGGATTACAATGAAAGATGCATTAGAAAATAATTGAGTTTCTCCAATTAGAGAGTATGCAGTTATGATTGATGCCGATCTTTCAGAATATAATGAGTGAAATCGCAAATTCAATGGATCTTTTGCATTTTTTAATTATGTATTTGAAGACGCAATGTCTTGTGCAACAAACGCAATATTTAGAAATAAATATGCTAAAAAAATGGGATATGATCCTAAACAAGTTGCTGCAACAGCAATGTTGTGAATGCAATGTTTACAAAAGAGAAAAAAATTTGTAATGTCACATCCTAAAAAAATAGAAATTGCAAGAAGAATATTAAATGCAAGACAAGATAAAAAATGCATTACGTTTTCTGCAACAATTAAAGATGCTGAAAAACTTGCAATCAAAGGAGAATGTGTTTTGCATTCTAAAAAATCTAAAAAACAAAATGATGCTACAATTGAAGCATTTAACAAATATTCTTCAGGTGTATTACATAGTTCAAAAGCAGCAGATTGTGGAGTAGACATTAAAGGTTTGTCCGTAGGTGTTATTTTGAGTACCGATTCTTCTAAAATTAGAAAAAATCAACGTAATGGAAGAGTATGTAGAATGGAAGAAGGAAAAGAAGCCGAAATTTTTACATTACTTATTCGAGGTACACAAGAAGTAAATTGACATCGAAATTCTGCAGGATCTAATTATATCACTATTAATGAAACTCAATTAGGAGATGTTTTATCTGGAAAGATTGTTGAAACTAGACAACAAGAAAATATAACAAATACTAAGTATAGATTTTAATCCGTACTAAGTTAGACAAATAAATAAATTACCTAACTTATTTAAATGAATTATTTATCTATGTAAAATATTGGAATTAAATACAATTTTAAACTTGATGGCGAAGTATAATTTATCCGCAGATGAATTATTACTTATATATTTAACATTTTTAGCTAGGGATGAAGAAAATCATTCTAAATACTTTACAAAGTGATTTAATAATGGAGGATCTAGTCGATTAAGGGATTTATTTAATTCCTTAAAAGATAAAAATATAATTCATAAAAATTATAATCCGGAAACATATGTTCCAAATGATATTGAATTTAACAAAACCTTTATTAAAGGTTGGATTAAAAATTCTGGAGAATTGGGACAAGAATTATTTGATAATTATCCTCCATTTGTAAACATAAACGGTCGATTTTGTTCTTTACGAAACATTAGTAAACAATTTAATTCTTTAGATGATTTTTTCTTTCATTATAGTTCTGTAATAGGACATGATGTTGAAAAACATAAAGAAATAATGAAGCTTCTAAAGTGGGGTAAAGAAAATAATAAGATTTCTTACGGTATTTTAGAATTTGTAAATAGTAGAAAATGATTAGATCTAGAACTTTTAAAGACAACAAATTTGGAGGGCCAAATTGAAGATTCATTTAATGTATACGAAAGCATATAATGAATAACGTAGCAAGTCTTTGAAAGTTAATTGAAAAAGGAAGGAATGG